GATACTAACCACCGAATGACCAGTACCACCGGCCACTGCATGGCACGCCACCACAAAAAATAACCAGCCTACCGGCACCGCAACACAGCGCCCGGACGGATACGCACTCGCAATAAGCAGCGCGTCATCGTTCGGGCGTTTTTAATTGGTGCGAACCATGAAAAATAAACTCGAAAAACTCCAACAAATCGCCACCGGTGCCGACCTCGAAGAGCTCACTATGGCCATCACCGCACGCGACACCACGCGTGCGGCGTATTACGCCGGTTATGCGGCGGACGCCAAGCTCAACATGGACGCCGCCGCAGCCAACCTGCGCCAGGTGGTGGACACCCTCTATGGTCGGCTGGTGGAAACTGACCGGCTGTATGAAAACATCAAAGCCATGCTCGACTACTTACAGGCGCAAGGCTATAAGGTCAGCCAGGGCAAACTCTACGGCGATGCCAAGGCCGGTTATTTGCGCCTCGATGCGGATCGCAGCATCTCCAAGCAGGGCTTTGCCGACTGGTGCGCCAACCCGAAAGGCGGGCTGGATATCATCTCTGTGGCCGAGGCTGCCGAAGAAAAAGCCAGTGCCGATCTCAAGCGCCTTGCTCAGCGTGAAAAAGAGCTCGATGTTGCAACCAAAGAGGAAAATCTCAAACAAAAGCAGATGGCCAACCGCAAAGAGGACGCCAAGTGGATCCTCAAGGCGGATGCCTATTTGCAGATGGCCGGTCAGCTTGGGATTTTAAAGGACGCTCTTGACCATCACGTCACCATGGGCGAGAGCAAACTGATCCTCGCCGCCGGCGGCAAGCTGGAAAAAAGCCCGGAGTTTTCCGCCATGCTCAAGGCCGTGCTGACCACGGCGTTTAACGAGATTGCCACCTCTGGCCGGTTAGAGGTGCTGTTTGAATCCATCGATGAGGATGCCGATGACGACCATGCCTGATCAGCCCATGTTTGACGGCGTTGCCGCGCGTAAAATTTCCATCCCTGAGTGGTTGCCTGCCGATGCACGGGCGCGCATCCCTCAAAATGGTGTGGTTGAGGTGGCTATGCCCAGGGCGCTGCGCTCTGTGTTGCACACCAAACACTGGATGATCGGCGGCGCATGGGTAGAAAACTATCGCATGGTCCCAGAGGCCGATGCTTTCCCGGGCAAGTGGCGCTTTGAGCACGCGCCACATACGCGGGAAATTATCGACACTTTTACTTTGCCGACCACCCGCGAAATCTGGATGTGTGGTGTTGAGCAGAGCGGCAAGACCAATACCCTGATCA